CCGCAGCCTCAGGGATATGCGCAACGGCCAATACCGGTTACTGATGCGGGGCCCACCGCAACAAAGCCGTTTGAGCGGCACCAGACCATCGCTATTCTAATCGCCAACCTCGGGCTTGTAGTGTTCATCCTTGGGCTTCTAGCGATCTTCACCGGCAACGGGAGAGATGATCTTGCTATCGGCCTGACGATGACGGGCGGGTCACTTGCGGTCATGCTTCTGGCCGGTATTTGGAACACCCTAGCAACTATCGGCTATAACCTTGCCGTCAGCCAGCAACTGCGGCAACGGTAAGCGCATTGGAAATATTTTTGACCCCCGCTCCAGTTCTTGGCAGACATGAGCGGGGGTTTGAGGAAACAAAACCCATGTAGATGGGTTCTTTAAGGAGTATATCATGGCTCATGTCAAGGATTTATGGACCAAGCCGAACCCTCAGGGGGGTCGGCGAATCCGTACTAGCCGTTGGGGAGCGGGGAAGCGATGGCAAGCACGCTGGACGGAGAATGGTAAACGGGTGACCAAGTCGTTTGCTAGTCGTGATGCAGCGGAGCTTTATATCGCGCGGGTGGAGACTGGCCAGTCGGAGGGGAACTGGATTACTAAAGATAAAGCGTCTATTACGCTGCGGGATTTGTGGGAGCCGTGGATCGCTAGCAAGGCAACGGTTAGCGAGAAAACCCGGCGCGACTATGTCAGTACATGGCGGGCACGGGTGGCGCCTCAGT